AAATATAGCCGTTTCAAATTCCATCATAATAGATCTCCAAAATCTATGTCTTTAACTTTGTTTGCATCCTTAACAAACAGCGCACACTTTGGCTCAGGTTTATTTTCTAGGGGTATGACTAGAACATGGCCGTTTTTAAGTTTAGGGAAATACCATTTTACATCTTGATATACGTTTGTAATTTGTATCTTTGCTGCAACTGGTATACTGTTTCTCAAAGGATTGAAAATTGGTGTTACAAATCCTCTGTTGTTTAGACTTGCTAAAGGTATAACTTCAACGCTACCAAACTCTTCGTCACTGGAAATAATACTCCAATCCATAGGCATATTTACAGTGTAATTTCCTATACTTAAACATATAGCCGGTGCATGAAAACTTTCTAAGAATATAAGAGGCAAAAAGTAATAATCCATGTAATCAGGATCGCTTGCATCAAAGACACAATATCTTAGATCATCTACTTCATCAGGAACACTATCTAAATCGTAAACTGTATTATCTATTGTTAATATTTTCATTTGTATGTAACCTTTGTGATACTGTATCTAAATTTTTGTTCTGCATAGTATTGTTTTCTTTTTGTTAAATGTCTTTTACTATACTTTAGATTACTGGTTAAGTCAATCACTTTTAAGTAATCTTTATCGTTTGCTTTGCGTACTCCGCGGCCTATTGTCTGTATAACTCTGACAAAACTTTTACCAGGTTCAAGCATAACTAAATTAAAAATTCTAGGAATGTTGATACCTACTGCTGCTACACCGTATGTTGCAACAATTACTTTATTGTTTGCTTCGCTGATTTCAGCGTATTCTTCTTGCCGGAGATCAGTTTTCATTCCGCCGCTAATAAAAACCCAATCTGGATTTCTATCTTTAAGCATGTCTCCAGTTTTAATTCTGTCAACTAACACAAGAGTATTACCATTATTACTGAGATTATCTATGATACTAGAAATATGATCTATCCTTGTTGGATCAGTAACCAGCCATTTTAGTTCCTGGGCATAACTGTTAAATCCTAAAGCGCCATCTTGTAATTGGAATACGTCGATGTCTAAGTCAGCAAGTACACCCATATCTTGTAGTTCTTTACTGCTTAAATTACCAACAACAGGACCTAAACAGCATGTACACGCAACTGCTTCGTGTTCATCTTTTGGAATTGTGCCTGTTAGTCCCCAACGTACAGGAACATTAGCAAACACACCACTTAGCAAGTCACGTAGTACATCTGCTTTGGCTTTGTGTACTTCATCTACCATCACACAAACTACATTATCTAAAAAGTCACCTACATCTACTTCAGCTTCTCCGGCTTTGGTTTTCTTTTGTAAAACTGCTAAACTTTGCCAAGTACAAATAGTGTGAGTTTTTGTATATTCTTTTCTGTCGCCAAATAGCACACCCACATCAAGTCCTAAATTTTTGTAATCGCGCTCTGTTTGTACAACCAAATCTTTGTTAGGCACAATAACAATAGTGCGTCCATATTTTTCACATTTATGACTTAGTACTGCTGTTATAAGTGTTTTGCCTGCACCTGTGGCAATTTCTTGCAAGCATTGTGGGGTCGCTAAAAATCTGTTTATTACATCAACCTGGTAATCGCGAAGTATAACTGGCAAGCCTTCTGCTGTATGTCCTTTTGGCCACGCAATATGTTCATAGTCTGTTTCAGTTACATCGTCAAACTGAAAATTCCACGATTGTCTCATATCGTTGACATCAATGCTGTAGCCAGCACCGCTAACCAACGGGAGTAGTTTATCGAGTAAATTTAAATAAGTCCTGCCGCCTATATCACAAAATCTCACACAGCCGTCCCATCTGCCTAACTTGTATGCAGGCATATGGTATGCATACGGCAAAAAGTATTTTGCAGCATCTGATATCTTTCGACGTGTTTTAACATCAAGTCCAACAAACTTGACATTAACTTCGTCTCTTATTTCTAGTGTTACTTTAGGCATATGTATATTTTATACTACTTGTAGTTAATTGTCAAGTAAACTCTACGACCACCGGCATTATACCCTGGAACAATTTCAAAGTTATTATCAAATACATCTTGTATAAGCAAACTAAAAGTAAAATGTTTGCTAATTGGTCTAGACGCAACATACTCGAAAGTATTAACATCGTCTATTTTTGTACCCATGTAATCAACACCTTTGTCGTACTGTGTGACCCAGCGTATTGATGTTTCCCACAAGCCTGGAAAATTTTGTGAGTATGAAATAGCAGTCTTGTATTTTGGTACACGAGGAACAGTAGTATCAGTGTACCCTCCAAATATACCAAGTTTACCAAGTCCATATAATAGGTTGAATGATTTATTGAACCTGACTCCCTGTGTTACATATTCGCCTGTGTTAACAAACTGATTTGCTGTGAAATCATAATCAATCCCTTGTTTAAATTCATAGCGATATACATCAATAAACTTATAACCAAGTTCTACACCTGTTGCTTTTTCAGGTTCTAGACTACTGTTAGCGGCTACCCAACTGTCGCCATTAATTTCATAAAGTGTAGGTAAGCGATAACTTGTGCCAACCGAACCTCTAAAATCTTTATATGTAAATCCAGCACGAGCAGTTGATTGGAATTTATTATACCTAACTCCAATACTGTATCTGTTGTCAAAATTGCCTAGTACATAGGCACTTGTTACATCTCTACTTTCTCCGGCATACTTTTCATTTTCGTATTGTACACCATATGTGTATACACCAGGACTAAAATCAAACTTAGTAGTGTCATGCAAATCAACAAAATAACGCTCCCCGGTGCTTTCCCATGTTTTGTCTATGCCTGAGAAATATTCAGAGTCTGTTCTGTTGTAACCAACAGTTAAGTTATCATTCCTAGCACTAAGGTTAAGACGCTGTCCTTGCTGTACACAGTCGTTGGTCTGTAACCAAGAAGCAGTCCAGCAATCGTCATAGTCGTAACTGTAATCACTTGCGTTGCCGGATACAGTAAAGTTGCCAACATCAAACATTGTTTTAACACCAATGTTTCTGTAACTGTCCTCTTCTGTGTTATCACTACGCACACTTCCGTTGCTGGTTGTAATTCCGTTAAAGTTAATAACGTTACTAAGGCTAGAGCTAACCATGTAGTGGTCCTTTGAGCCGAGCCGTACAGTAGTTTGTTCGCCGATGCTGTCATTCAAAAATACAGTACCGCCTAAACTACCCGAACCATACAGCACACCATTTGGTCCATTCATTACCGTTACAGTTTCATTACCTGTAGCAGTATCGTGCGCAAAGTCATACCAACCGTTACTTGGATCATTAGCAGGTACACCGTTCTTATACACTGCTGTATGAATTGTTTGTGCGCCACGCTCGTTATAAGACGCAAAGCCACCAATGCCACCTGGCGTATAAATTACAGTAGGAAGTAGTGCTTCATTAATAGTAAAATGTTGATTAACATCGACTTGGGTACTTGTAGTAGACTGTCCTATTACTTGTATTTCTTCGATTTGTTGTGCTGTAGCATTACATGAAATAATGCCTGCTAACATCAATACTGCTTTTTTCATTTTTATCCTTTTGTGCCCACATAAAAAGCCTCCCCCGAAGGGGAGGCGCAATACCGTGCAGTATTATTGTGGGAGTATTTACACTGCACGTTTCATGCACGTTGACTCTGCAAGATCTTTCCACGTATCAGCTGACATCTGTTTAAGATCAGCAATCTTAAGTACCATACGCAAACTAATCTCACGAAGCCTGTTTGCTTTCTCAACCATAAAGTCAATAAGTTCTTTATTGCCTTCATCGCCAAAGTTATACTCATTAAGCATACCATCATTAACAATCTGATTGATACGCAAGAATCTATCACGCTCGCTATCCATCTCCAGATCAATGTAGTGACAACGAGACATTAATGCTTCCAGGTGATCTTTAATTTTTTTACTCTTAACATTTTCAAAGTCCACGTTAGTAATAAAGATACATCCACCCTTAAATTCAAAACGATCTGGAATGCCTTCGCGACGCAATGCAGCACTTTCAGACTTCCAACTGATCACACGCTTTTTACCACTATCTAGTACAGCCTTGAGCATGTTCAAACATACTTCGTCAAACAAGATGCTGTCACAGTCGTCGAATACAAGTATGTTGCCTCGATCACTGTTATTGTACAGCGTCTGGTACAGACCGATTGGAGTCATAGAGCCTTTAACAACTTCTGTACGCGGTGGTCTGCCTGCAAGTTTATTCTCTGCTTCGTACATTTCAAGTACAGTTTCAACACCAAAACTTTTACCAACACCCGGAGGGCCAGAGATGATCAAGCCACGCACAATACCGTCTGCTACTGCATCAGTCATTTCGTCTAGTATAGCGAAACGCTTGCGAATACGCTCAATAGCTTCTTCGTCAGTTTCTACAACTTCTAGTTTAGCTGGAGTAGTTTCCAGTGCAACAACGGACTGCTCTGCAGCATCAGCGCCAATGTACTGTACACTTTCCTGTGTAGGAACTAGAACACGAATACTGGAGCGATTAATACCAATTGTATTAGTAGCATCAACAGTGACAAACAAACCTTTCTTGCCATGTTGAAGTGGTTTAAGCAAAGGGAAAACGCCCTCTACTGGTGAGTTGCGATATACGCCAGATGTGATTTCTACGAAGTTTGTCATAATATGCCCTCCCACAGGCCTAATTAACTAAGTGTATATTATACATGAATTTGTATAAAGGTCAAGCAAATACAAACCAAAATACAAAGTAAACTCCAGCAAAATATGCTATAAACTCTACTAGAGATTCGCTTGTAAATGCATTCATTATAATTTTTATAAAAAAATACAGTGTAGCGACTAGAAGTAATAATTCAAACATTTTTTGCCATTTCCTAACTTTATGTGTATATTATAGGCTAGATTTTAGGCAAAGTCAATGTTAAAAACCCTAATAAAAACAACAACTTACAGCAGTTGCTAAGTGCTTGATTTTATTAGAGATTTAATCTATAACAATATCTTCCATTCCTGCGGTGCGTAATCGTGTGATGTGTCCAATCTGCCATTGCTTGGTATCTAATCCCTTCAATATGCCCAAGTAACTATTTCTTAATAGTGCAAATTGATTGCAAAGATGTGTGAGATCAATAACGGAGGGTTCGCCGTCAACATACTTTTCAGCATCTCTGCTTGTGAGTTGCCTGTTGTATGTTTCAAAATATTTTTTAAATGTTTTACTACGTTCTCTACGTAGTTCTATATTTAGATGTTCTAGTATAGCTTCTATTTCTTGTAATTGATTAAAACGATGCTCAGTAATGCCAGGTAAGGCAGCACTGGATTTCTCCAGGCTACCTTTTATCCTGCACTCGTACTTTGCTTCGTTGAGCTGTGCTTCAAAATAGCTTATAGTATCAACAATGTTAGATAAATCATCTACTACTTTGTTATACCAAGTACTCATTTACCATTCACCGTAATTATCATCGTCTTCGTCTTCTTCGTCCTCGATGAGATCAAAATGACTAACGATTGCTGCTTTCATAATGCTGTCGAATTCATTTAAATGATCTTCTACTGCATCAATGTCGGCATAGTCGTCGAAAGATCTCACAACAGCTTCTGCCACTGGAAGTCTTTCTTTTTTAGGTACAAAAGTTTTTATGCTATCCCACAGCTCGTGTAAAAATGATATATCAGGATTCATTAATAAGTTCCTCAGGTGTAATTATTTCGTCGGGATCAACATCTCCTACATCTACGGTATCATCGCTAGATGCAGGATTATTAGCCCATTCGTCTATAATTACCTGAAGTTTTTCTCCTGTCCATCCTTTTCTGAACTCTTTTGTTTCCTCGCCAGTAATAGGAGAAACGTAAGATAGTTTATTTCCTACTTTTTCCACAATACCTTTTGCTTCAAACATGTCCAACAATCCACTATATGGATCCATACCTGTTTCATATGGTATCTTGATCTGTACACCTTCGAAAGGCTTACTGTATCGAGACTTCATTACTTTACATGCGGCACGAATACCTTGCACAGTTGAAGTCTTATTACCGTCTTCGTCTTCTTTGAGTTTGAGTTTACGCATTGCAACCACAATACTTGAAGCATATATAAAGCCTTGGCCTCCACTGATCTTATCATCAGGATCAAACATGTCCTGCGATGCATAAGTGTGGTTAGTTGCTACAAGTCCAATCGGATATGGTGCAAGTTGATTTACCATGTTGCGGACAAGGGCCGTAAGCGCCTTCGGCTTACGACCCATATCACCTTTCATATCACCTTTCTGGAACTGGTCCACATCGGTGGGAGTAAGAAGCATACCTAAACTGTCAACAAC